GTCCTCAGCCTGGCTGGTCTGCCCGGAATGCGGCTGCGTCATCGACGAAAGCCACAAGCCGGCCATGCTCGCCGCCGGCCGCTGGATCGCTACCAACCCCGGCCATCCGGCCCGTGGCTATCGCGCCAACTGCCTCTACTATCCGATCGGCCTCGGCCCGCGCTGGGCGGAACTGGCGCAAATGTGGGTCGACGCCCAGGGCACGCCGGAAAAGCTCAAGACCTTCATCAACGACCGCCTCGCCGAAGCCTGGGAAGACCCCAGCATGCGCACCGTCAAGCACAACCTGGTCGCCGACCGCGCCGAGCCCTATAACCTGCACACGGCGCCGGAAGGCGTCTGCTACCTCACCGCCGGGGCAGATACCCAGGACGACCGGCTGGAAGTCCAGATCGTCGGCTGGGGCCGCAACATGGCCGCCTGGACCATCGCCTACGTCGTGCTGCCCGGCGATCCGGCCAAGCCGGCGGTGTGGGAAGCGCTCAACGCGCTGCTCGCCCGCCCGGTCGAACACGCCAGCGGCGCCACGCTGCCGGTCAGCGCCTGCGCCATCGACGGCCGCGGCCACCGCACGCCATTCGTCAAGCAGTGGGTACTGGCCAATGCCGATGCCACCACGCCGGTGCAGCGCCCGATGTGCATCTTCGGCGCCAAGGCCAACAACGCCCCGGTTCTCGGCCGCCCGAAATGGGAAGACCTCAACACCCAGCGCAAGACCGAGTATCGCGGCATCCACACCTGGCAGGTTGGCACCGTCGCCGCCAAGCACTGGCTTTACCGTCGCATGGGCGCCGACGCCGATCTCGAGCGCGAAGAACGCCTGCTGCATTTCAGCGACCAGCTGCAGCCCCAGTTCTTCGCCGGCCTGGTGTCGGAAACCTACGACCCAAAGACAAACCGATTCGTCAAGAAACGTGGCGCCCGCAACGAGCCGCTCGACACCTTCGTCTACGCCTACGCCGCCGCCCACCACCCGGAACTGCACCTGCACCGCTTCCGGGTCGCCGACTGGGCTGCCGCCGAGGCGCGCATCGCCGGCAGCGCATCCGCCCGCCTTCCAGCAGTTGTCGACCCGGAAAACGCACCCGAATCCGCCGCGCCGCCAGCCGACCAGCAAGCGCTCACCAAACCCGTGCAGCGCGCCCGCGTCTCCCGCTCAACCTACCTCCGCTGAGGAACCCCATGGCCGAAAAAACAGAATACACCCGCAAACCAAACGGCATGGCCGAAGACCTCGGCGGCGTCATCGGCTTCAGTAACACCCTGTTGCTGTGCGGCACGCGCGGCGGGCAGACGCTTTACGTCCCGAACCAGCCGACGCCAGGCCACCTGCTCGCCACCCTGCTCGGCGAAACCGCCTTCCGCAAGATGGTCGAAGAGTGGGGCGGCGAAACCATCACCGTCCCGGCGCTCGCCGACTTCGGCCGCTACCAGCGCATCCGCAAGGGCGCCCGCCTGCTCGCCGAAGGCCGCTCGCTGCATACCGTCGCCCTGCTCACCGGCGTCACCTACAACCAGGCCAAGAACGACCGCCGCGCCGCCGAACTCCTCGGCATCCTGCCCGCCGTACTGACCGGCGACCGGACGCTCAAAAGCGACGCGCAGGTGATTCAGCTTTTGTTGAATTTTTTCGATGATTAAGGAGTGCAAAATGAAAAATGATATTTCTCCGGCCCTTTTGCGTATCGGGCACGCCGCCAGAATTTCCGGATTGTCGCCAGATCTTTTTGAGGCTGCTTCGCATGCTGGAGCTATTCCGGTTCGTATTATTCAGCTCGGGCCGCGCAGCCGGTATGTTTCAGCAGATGAATTTAACGCATGGCTTAAAAGCATAAAACCTGTTTCAACCATAGATTAAGGATACAAAAATTATGAAAGCACATAAAGTTTCTGAAATTGTCGAGCGGTTTTATTGGAAATGTTCCGTTGCTTCGCACCGACATAAGACTTATGAGGTGGCGCAAGAGTGCATAGATGACCATGAATACATCAAGTCAGCTCGCCGCTGGAACTGCAACATGTATGCCGATGTAGTTGAGGCAATTATCAATGGGAAGACATTGCAAGAAGTTGGAGACATGTTCGGTGTAGGCAGCTGCCGGGCGAGACAGGTTTTTTTTAAAGCAACCAGAATGATGAGGCACCCGAGCATGCAAGACGAAGGGGTTGAATTCCCGCTTGACTTCGACATAAAAGAAATTATAAATAATTCTGATTTTTGGCTTGGGCAAGTTAAGAAAATGCGCGGAAAGCGTTACAGGGGCTCCGGACATATTGAAATAAACGACACTGTATAGCTGATCTATCAGATTAGCAGCAGTCAGCAAATGGAAAATCCGCCTGAAATCCGCTCACAGGCCGACGCCGCCCCATAAATGCATCCTCCCGTAACCAATCAGAGGTTACGGATGGCTATTCTACAAACCGACATCGATGCGCTGACCGAGGCGCTGGCGACCGGCGAGCGCATGGTCCGCAAGGGCGACAAGACGGTCGAGTATCGCTCCGTCGAAGAACTGCTCGCCGCGCGCAATGCCCTGCAGGCGCAGTTCGACGCCGAGCAGGCCGTCGCCGGCACGGTGCCGTCGCGGCCCCGGCAGACCCGCCTCTATCACGGCGGCCGGGGCTACTGATGGCGACCAAGCGCACCCGCAAGCCTGCCGCCATCGCTTCTCCGGTCGCCGGCCCTGTTGCCCTGGCCGGCAGCCACGATGCCGCCGGTACCGGACGCCGTATGCGCGGCTGGATGCCATCGTCGTCCGGCCCGAACCGTGTCAATCACGGCGCCGCCACCATCCGCAACCGCGCCCGCGATGCCGCCCGCAACGACTGGGCCGGCAAGGCCATCCCGTCGCGCTGGGCCGCCAACCTGGTCGGCACCGGCATCATCGCCCGCCCCAAGACCAAGGACGCCGAACTCAAGGCCATGCTGGTCGCCCTGTGGGATGACTGGCTGGAAGTCTGCGACGCCGACGGCGTGCTCGACGGCTACGGACAGCAGAACCTGATCGCCCGCAACTGGATCGAGGCCGGCGAAGTCTTCGTCCGCCTGCGCCCGCGCCTGCCGGCCGACGGCCTGCCGGTGCCGTTGCAGATCCAGCTGCTCGAAGCCGACATGGTGCCGGCGGTCGATGCCACCGCGCCGAACGGCAACCCGATCGTCCAAGGCATCGAGTTCAACGGCCTGGGCCAGCGCGTCGCCTACTGGATGCTGCGCAACCACCCGGGCGACGGCATCGGCGATACCGCGACCACCGTCCGCGTCCCCGCCGAATTCGTGCTGCACATCTATGAGCCGACCCGCCCCGGCCAGTTGCGCGGCGTCTCCGACCTGGCGCCCATCCTCGCCCGCCTGCGCGGCGTCGGAGATTTTGACGATGCGGTGCTCGAGCGGCAGAAAATCGCCAACCTGTTCACCGCCTTCCTCGAAAAATCCCCGTCGACCGGCGATGCAGCGCTCGATCCCGTCACCGGCCAGCCGGTCAAGCTCGACACCGACGGCACGCCGATGGCCGCGATGGAGCCCGGCACCGTGCAGGAACTGCTGCCCGGCGAGTCGATCAAGTTCGGCGATCCGCCCGACGCCGGCACCGGCTATACCGACTTCACGCGCCAGCAGTACCAGGGCGTCGCCGCCGGCACCGGGCTGCCCTACGAGCTGCTGACCGGCGACCTGCGCGACGTGTCAGACCGTGCGCTGCGCGTCATCCTCAACGAATTCCGCCGCCACTGCCAGCAGCGCCAGTGGCACATCCTGATTCCGCAGTTCTGCCGCAAGGTGCGCAACGCCTGGGCCGACGCCGCCGTGCTGGCCGGTGCCCTGAGCGGCGCCGAAGGCCGCGAAGCCAAGCGCGTCACCTGGGTGCCGCAGGGCTGGGCCTACATCCACCCGACGCAGGACGCACAGGCGCAGCAGATGCTCGTCGAATCCGGCTTCACCAGCCGCACCCGGATCATCACCGAGCGCGGCGACGATCCGGAAGAAATCGACCAGGAACGCGCCGAGGACGACCTCCGCGAAGATGCCCTCGGCCTCGGCAGCGACAACGAACCCGCCGAGCCGCCCGAAGACGACCCGCTCGTCGTTGCCCTGCTCGAAGGCCAGCGCAGCCTCGGCCAGTCGCTCGCCGCGCTCGCCACCCGCGAGCAGCCTGCGCCGCAGCTCACCGTGCACCTGCCCGGCCCCGGCAAGCCGACCATGAAGGTCGGCCGCCGCCTCGCCGACGGCACGGTCGAGATCCGCGAAGTCGAGGTCGAACCGGAAGCCGGCAATGCAGCTTGACGCCTGGGCCGCCAATACCCTGGCCAACGTCATGGCCGACCTGCTGGCCGGCGCCCGCGTCGAGGTATTCGACGGCGCCGGGGTGCTGCTCGCCGCCTGCGCCTTCGCCGACCCGCCGTTCGCCCTGGCCAAAGACGGTGCCATCGCCGCGCACCCGTTCCCGCCTGCCATCGCCGAAAACGACGGCGCCCCGGCCACCTTCATTGCGCGCG